TTCAAAGACCCGATTGCGGAAACGCGTGTGATTACACCGCCAACACCCTCCAAAGTAGTTGATGCCCCCGAAGTTCCGAAACTTAGTTTTCCTAAGACCCTCACCTTCGATAAATCCGACAACAATTCGTGCTTGTACTACGCATTGTTCGGTCCTGACGCCGACCGCGTGGGTATCACCAATGAGCTTATCAACATGCTCACAACAGAACTCGACAACAACCCTGATCTTGCCACTTTCCTATTAGATTATGCCCACGGTAAATACCCGTCCACTGATGTTTATACATTGCTAGGCAATATGCGTGCGGACATGCTTAAACCAACTCAGCGCTACGTCGACGACATTGCTCTCTTTACTATGATCTTCCCTACAAGTTACAACCAAATCACTCTCCATATCGACGGTGACAGTTACCCTGTGATAGCCCCGGTTGTCTGCAAAAAGAGCGCAAAATATATGGTTGAAGCCAAAGACGTCTATTATGAAAACAACCATTTCACGGGTTCAAAGCCAATAAGAGGAGGTGCCTCACATGGTTTCACTGTTGTCGAGACGGACATCGACTTCACGGAAGATCATATTATCCACGGCGTCCACGAATGGATTAGAAAAGGAAACGGGCAATACGCAACCTATAACGGCTTTGCCCATGTCGTTTCCAAACACACCCCCGGTGGCACATCTCAATATATCAAAGAACTGGCTAAACACAAACAAGTCAAGTATCTTATCGATAACGATGACTGCGTCGTCACCACTACAACCCTTTTCGGTCCTGACAAGAAAGTCTACAATGTGATCGCCAAAGACTATCAATCTTATAAACTACGTTCCATTCAATGGATCAAAACGCTAATGGCGAGCGGACTCCGAGATTTCACCCTACACATGCCTTTCGTAGGCTCCGGTGTGTGGAAGAAAAAGGGGCAAGATGTCAGAGATGTCATACTTGAATCGGTCACTTACTACCAGACGCTACATGACCTCGCCACCACCCATGGATTCGCTATCGTCATGCACGCCAAAGATATTCCGAGGTTCATTCTCAAAACAGGCGGTAACCCCCATAACCCCTTTACCACACTCCCCAGGAATGATTTCCACAGTGCCATTAAGGATGAGCATATCCTAGAAGAATTAAGGGAGATTGGATGCTCATGGTTCAATCAATCCTTGAGCGCCCCCCCTGAATTAGGCGTCACATTGCAGAGGGCCGCCGATGTTTTCGCGCAACACCAATGGTCCAACCCTAAATTCGACTGCGAGCTTATAGTCGGTCCCCCTGGTGCCGGTAAGACCACCTACGTCATGAAAAAGAACGACGGAAAACGTGTCCTATATGTCGGACCAACAAACCAATTGGTGGCAGACGTTAGAGCGAAATACCCAAGATGCACGGCTCTCACACTGCATAAGGCGATCTTCCAAATCACAAAAAAATACGACCTCGTCGTTATAGATGAAGCGTACACCTTCCCTGTCGCCGTCCTTGCCTTCTTCTCAGACTTCGCCCCCCTCGCACTGTTGGGTGACCCTAACCAAATTTCCTACATAGACTTTACCGGCGCTATGCCCCACCTGTCAGTGCTCAAAGGTTTCGATGTAAATCTTAAGAAGGTCGT